GCTGGGGGGATTGTTTGAACTGGGTCTTGAAGTCCTCCAGCATTCCCATGGTGTCTTCGTATACCCCAGCTACCCAGTTGAACCCGAGATAGCCTGCGATGGCGGACAGGATCAGGGCCATGGCCGTATTGTCTTTCAGGATGTCCACCAGGGGGGAGATGAACCGGCTGAACTGATATGCGATTATCACGGACTCGAGCTGCTCGGCCTGCTTGTCCTGCAGGCTGATGCGGTACTCGATCACCTTGTCCGGTTTTCTCTTGGTCATCAGAGCACCCCTGTGATCGAGTCCCAAAGCGTCTGGCCTAGACCAGCGCCCAGGATCCAACCCAGGAGGAATGCAGCTCCATAATCCGTGAGCATCTCCTTGGCCTTGTCACTGAGTTCACTCATCAGGCATCACCGGCCAGTTGTCTGCGGCATCGTTGGCCTCGTCGTTGTCCTGGGGGAGGTCTCGCAGCGCCTGGCGGTAGTCCTTCCATTCGTTAGGCAGCACTCTGTCCTTGACGGCTCGCCAGTCAGAGGTCTTCAGGTAAGAGTCGCGCATGTCTCGGATTTCTTCCCATGTGACATCGCGCTCGCCTTCTTCGATAATGTCCGGACCGTCATAGACCCGGTAAGAGCGGTCCATCACCACGTCACCCCGACGTTGGGCATGGGCATTCCAGCAGGCTCGAAAAGAGTCCAATCCGTAATGGTGGCGTTACCACTCGAAGCTCCTGTGAAAAATACGGCGTTGAGGATTGCGGTGGTACCGTAGGCCCCCACGCAGAGCGGGGAAGAGAGGCCGTCGTTGGTAAGACCGCCGTAGCGAGGCTTAGTCGCTCCTAGATTGTCGCCATAGAACGAAATCCAGTACTGGTTTCCTCTTATTGTCACCACATCATCGCTGCTTGTCGTCTGCTCGACGTCGCCGGTGCTGGTGGCATCCATGACGAACTCGCCCAGAAATTGTTCGGGTACTCCTTCGTTGTCACTGTAGAACCCGACGTTAAGCGCACCATCCTCAGAGGCCGTTTGGACGTACAGGTCGACTGCGGAGATCGTGGCGCTGTTGGGTGCGATGAAAGGGAAAAGAACTAGTTGGTTATCATCCACTACGACCTGATTTAGGGTCCGCAGGTTCCCGTTGCCATAGGGAGGCAGCGCCAGGACCCTGACTCGATCACCGTCCCCGTCCCAGTTGTACTTCGTCAGCTCTCCGTTGAACTCGTTGCCGCCTCCGGTCAACCAGCCGTCGAAGGATCCCTTCGTGACCATCCTGGCGAATGCGACCAGGCATAGTCTACGGAGCTCGTCCTCGTTGGCTTCCTCGATCGAGATGGGATCGGCTACGTCTGCCAGGGTATCAGCTGTAATATTCTCGAGGTCTTGGTTCTGCAGGAGGGTGTAGACCCTGGGGGATCGCTTGTCGGCGTCTGGTAGAGGCATCACAACCACCCGTCGAAGCTACCCTTAGTCACCATGCGTGCGAAGGCGACCAGGCAGAGGCGCCGCAACTCGTCCTCGTTGAGCATCTCGATGCTGATCGGGTCAGCTACGTCAGCCAGGTCATCGGCCGTGAGGTTCTCGAGCGTTGTAGTCTTCAACAGCTTGTAGACCCTGGGCGACATAACGGGTGCATCTGGAAGCGGCATCATCTCATCCCCACGACGAGCATGACATATCCCCAGAAGTTATTCGGAATCGAGCTGGAGATGTCGAACGGTCCCGGCCCTGCCCCGTTTCCGCCGATCACTGGAGTCGTCTGTTCCCCGTTACCTGGAGTTACCTGGCGTGGGTCACGGTCCTGGGGACGAGGAGCACCGAAGGCTCCCTCTCCTGAGATTTCATTCCAACCGACGCGGACCATCCTGCTCGCCTCACTTGAGCTGCTTGGATCGCATTTTGGCTATTCTCTCGATGCTGTCGAGGTCTTTGGTGGAGATGAAGTCACGAAGGTAGAGCTTCTTTGCCTTCGAGAGAATCTCCGCGAGTCTTCTGCGGCCAGCAGCCTTAGTCATCCTCGCCAATTTCTCACCTCTAAGCACTCGTGAGGAACTGGGCTTTGAAATTCAGGTTCACCGGAGCACTGAGATCCGCTGGCAGTGGTTGTTGAACCGACGGGTCGGTGTCGGTGACTGATCCGACGACGTTGCCCAGGGCGTCGACGATGTAAGCGCCGTTGGTTTCGATTAGTGCTCCGTCGACTGTGATGAAAGTGGCGGACATGCAGGTCTGGCCCTGCAAAGTATCTCCGATTGAGTTGCCAGTCTGAATATCGACCAGTTCGTTAGTGGCCCCGCCGGTGGGAGTGACGTGGAAGATTCTCGAGATGCCCTGGTTGGTGTAGACGGCCAGACTAGCACCTCGGTCGGCTGCGGTCTGGGTCATCACCTTGAGAAGATCGCCGGCCTGAAGTGTGAAGGGGGCCCACAACCTCGGCGTGAAGGTGGATGCTCCCTTCACGCAGACGGCGATGTTTGCAGCCACGACGCCCTGGCGGAGGATGTAAGCGTATGAGATGCCGACAGAGCCAGACACCAGACCATGAGTGACAGTCTTGCCAGGCGCATAGTCGCCAATGTTGATCGCGCTGACGGTGTACACGGTGTCCGTGGTTAGAGACGTCTCCGTTCCTTCGACGACTTCGAGCTTCAGGGGGATGTTCGTTCCGTCACTGCAGGCCAAGTTCCCTACGCACGTTGTCGTTGCCATAGGATCACAGCCTAACTCCGATTCCGAGTGGAGCCATCATGTTTCGATTTACGTTACTGATGGGCTTCCTCAGGAGCTTCTTAGCGAACTTGAAGGTTATGCCGATCCCTATTGCCTGGACAGCCATGGCCTGATAGGATGCCATGAAGTTTGTTTGCATGGCGTCGAAGGACGATCCGGGGTCAGCGACCAGGGAGGACAGTGAAACACTACCTCCGCCGTTCGTGGTCGCCATCGCTGTACCACCAGCACCGTCGAATCCGATAAATCCGACTGGGGTGTTGTTGGCCACACCGCCGACGAGCACGGATGCGTAGGCGTAGCTCTCTGCGAGGTTGATGAGGCTGATTGTCTTCGGTGATCGGCGTCGTGACTTCTTCCTTCTGCGTGCCATCGACCTCGAAACTGGACGAAGTCGCTATTAATCCTATTGAAAGTGGTCAATTGTCTACTCGAACTTTCCATCAGGGGCTCTTTGCGTAACCACGGCGTCGATTGTGTTCATCTTCTGAGCCGCCATGCCTTGGATGAGCTGTGCTATCGCCCCCTGGATCGGGTTCGGTGGCTCGAAGTCACCGATCCCCCCATCCATGAGCCGATCTATAGTGCTCTTGAGTGCCATAGCCAGGCGTTCATCGAGTAATTCCAGCATGTTTGCTAGCTCTATCCTGAGCCAGAGGCCCAGGGAGATGGTTGACAGTATGGAAATCACCATCAAAACGCCCAAAATGATGATTTCTAACGCTACCATGCCCGTGCAACCGCCGTGTACCGACCGTGCACCCCCCGTGCAACCTAAAATCATGCCGAATATCAGACAAATAATAGAGAATCTTGAAATCCGGTGGCTGAAGTGGGCTAGTCATTGCCGGCGGGAGGGGGTGTTGCTGATGGGGCGGAGCCCCAGAAGCCATGACTTGGTTCACCGGAGCATATATTATATGATACGGGCTCGCATCAAGTGGAGGGTCGGTCCATGAGTGCATCCACACTGAACGCCGATCCTCCACAGGTGATAAAGATGAACGTGAACAAGAATACAAGAGCAGGAAAGAACGGTAAATGCCTAGCTTGCCCCAATTGCGGACACAAGCACATTGTCTACCACTTCGCATGGTGCGCGTCAACATGCGGATGGAACTCGGGCGGCTGCCATGAAATGATTGAGAAGAACGACTGGCTGGTGATCGGTTGAGTTGTAGATACTGTGAACAATACGAATTAGAGCGATACCCGCGGAAGAGTAAGCTCCGTACTCTTGTCATGTCTAAGTGTGAGTGTGATTGAATGAAGGCCATAGACGACACACCACGCAGTTCAAGGACGTTTGAGGTAACTATCCCCTGCCCGCACTGCCGGAGGCTCCTGGACGTCTTCCTGAAGGAGGCGAGTTGAATGAGCTGGTCGATATACGTCTGCGCACGATGTGGACGAGAGATGAGGAGGACCGGAGGCGATGATCGCAGGGGGATAAAGTGCGGTCGGTGCTGTCGAGAGATCCGTGAGGAGTTGGGAGTTTGATTTCCGCTATTCGATTTTTTTGCC